TTAGTAACTGTGTTGAGTGGTAGTACGTCTGATGTAGTTCCGTATACGGTTCTGTGTGCTTCTTTGTTCCACTTGTTATAGGTAGTCCACAGGGGTCCTGTATCTACTGCTTGGATTATCTTGACGGTTTTGGACAGGCAGCCTATGTCTGTGACGGACATACCCAGTTCTAGGGTAGATTGGCACAGCCCTGTGGGTAGGGTAGTCATAACGGTGTGGTCATCTGCCAGATACTTTTTAACCATGTTCTGGAAGAACCACGGGTTGTAGTCTGTGAGTTGGTTGGACATGGGTACAGAGTTGATGATGAGCACATCGTATTTAGGGTGCTTGCCTTTCTCTAGTGCTGGGTAGTTGAAGAGGAAAGCGTCTGGGTGTTGCATAGGGTTCATCACACCTAACTGATTACTGAGGTGGGAGAACCAGTCTAGGTGGAAGGCTACCCAGTTGCGTTTGAGGGGGGAACGGTAGAAGTATCCGTCTGTACCTATCCAACTGTTGACTGCATCTTTGTTGTGGGTGAGGTCTTGTAGGGTGATGGGTAAGTTTTCACATAGTGGGAGGAGTTGCGGTATGTACTCTTGTTTGCAGTAGTGGATGGCTTCTGTGTTTGGGTTGAACTCACAAACCTTGCGTAAGTAGTTCAGGTGGATGAGCTGGTCACCCAGGTGATATTCACTGTATGTGCGTACTAACATTTGCTTCTCCCTAGAGTTATGGTATTATCTGATTATAGGTGGAGATGATTATATGGAGATATTAGAGATAGAAAAGGGAAGTATCCTGCCAAGCCCACGGGTGGTGTACGCATACCCGTATGAGGATATGGAAGTGGGAGATAGTTTTACTGTGCCTGTGACGGCAAGGGCGAAGGTGTTGAATGCCAATTACAGGGCGGGTAAGCGGTTGGGGTTTAAGTTTAGTAGTAAGGCAGAGGGTGAATACTTGAGGGTCTGGAGAGTCTCATAATGACAGAACTACTGTGGATGACTGAAGATGAGCTTAGAGAGCGTTGCTATATGCTTGTAGAAGCATTGCTGACTTCAGAGAGTCACAGAGTAGAGTTAATCAACAACATGGGTAAGGTATTGGCATATGGATACAACAGAGGATATACAGATGCAGCTGTACAACTCAAGATTGAAACTAAGAGCAGAGATGAGGAAAGCCATACAGTGCATTAGTCCTGCAAGTAAACGTAAGTTGGCAAAGGAGTGGGCAGAGGTCTACTCAGAAGTCTTTTACAAAGAATTAATAAGATGCGCTAAACGTAGAGACATAGCCTTTCATTTTGCAAACTGGGAAATACAAGAACCATGATAAAAAGAAAACTAACCGCAGCAGTTGTCACTGTTACTAAAGGTAGACCTGAGCTAGACCAGTGTATAGCCTCCGTACAGGCTCAAACATACCCTGTCCAGCACTACCTACTGTACGACAACGGTATGCTCCCCAGACTCCTTTTAAAGAAGAACCAGCACGTCTGTGTCTTCCCAACCCCTATAGCCTTTCCTGACAAAGATGGTCGCAGGTGGTTGGCAGCAGTACCTCACCTGATTAACGAAGACGTTACATTCTTTTGTAATGATGATGACTGGTTTGACCACAACCACGTAGCAAGCCTGATGGAGATTATCAACAGAGATAATGACTGGGCATACTCACTGCGTAAGATACACGATAAGGACGGAGAGTTCTTGTTCAACGACAGGTGTGAAGCACTGGGTGAGTTGCACGAGGACTGGAACAACAAGGGTTGTAACTTTGTAGACTGGTGTATGTGGGGCATGAGGACAGACAAGTTAAAAGGAATATCTGCAATCCTTGGTATGCCTGGCTTTGGTTCTGACAGAGAGTTTTACAGAGTTGCTAAACAAATGTTCCCCAAGTTTGGGACGACTAAGAAACATACTTTTAATTTCAGACTGGGTGGTAACCCTGGCTCTGTTACAAAAGAGTTCTTTGAAGCAGGTCACAAGTTTATGAAAGACAAGTACGGTGAAGTAATGCCCTGGGAGGCTTGATGGATTTTGACCTAGCCAAGTTTTATAAGTTCTGTGCCGAACTAAAGATTGAGACAAAAGAAGAAGGTCTCAAGAAAATGGGTAAGCTCTTAGGGACACAGACGTATGTCATGGAAGAGATAGATAAGGGGTTAAAAGAAGATGTCCATTTCTTTGTTATTCTCAAAGGCAGGCAACTGGGAATTACCACAGTATCCCTGGCTCTTGATTTATATTGGCAGTTCACACACCCAGGATGGCAAGGGACTCTTGTTTCAGATACAGAAGAAAACAGGGATATGTTCCGAAGCACGCTGGGAATGTATATTGATGGTCTGCCCAAAGAATATAAGATTCCTTTGGTTGCCCACAATAGAAACCAGATGGTCCTCAAGAACAGGTCTCGCATCTTCTATCAAATTGCGGGAAATAAAGCTAGGTTGGGGCAGGGTAAGGCTATTACTTACCTTCATGCAACAGAGACCGCTTCCTGGGGAAATGACGAAGGTCTAGCTTCCCTGATAGCATCTCTTGCAGAAAAGAATCCTCAGCGTCTGTACATCTTTGAATCCACTGCACAAGGGTTCAATATGTTTCACGATATGTACAAGACCGCTAAGAGGGCTAGAACACAGCGTGCAATATTTTGTGGATGGTGGCGCAACGAGTATTACTCTGTAGGACCAGATACAAAAGAGTACAAGGTTTACTGGGACGGTAAACTCAAACCCGAAGAGAAGGAATGGGTTAGAGAAATTAAAAAGATGTACGGTGTTGAGATAAACTCACGCCAGATGGCTTGGTGGAGATGGAAGATGGCAGAGGGTATCAAGGATGAAACCCTGATGTACCAAGAGTTCCCACCAACAGAAGACTATGCTTTTGTGATGACAGGTACAAGTTTCTTTTCTAATAGCAGGTGTACAGATGCAGCAAAACACGCCAAAACCCTTGACTACGAATGTTACAGATACGCCTTTGGGCAACTCTTTCAAGACACAGAGTGCTTACCGTCCTCAGACCGTTTGGCAACGTTACGGGTATGGCAACAACCCGTTGATACCGCCTACTACGTTATTGGAGCAGACCCAGCTTACGGCAGCTCAGATTGGGCTGACAGATTTTGCATACAAGTCTATCGAGTCTATGCAGACGGACTTGACCAAGTTGCTGAATTCGCCACATCGGAGCTTAACACTTACCAGTTCGCTTGGGTCATTGCTCACATTGCTGGAGCATACAAAAACTCGACTCTTAACCTCGAAGTTAACGGACCAGGACAAGCAGTCATCAACGAACTCAGAAACCTAAAACGTCTAGCCTCTGCCATGCAAGGCAAGATGGCAACCGACATGATGGACGTACTCGGTAGTATGCAAAACTACATTTGGAGGCGCAACGACACAATGGGTGGACTCTCCAACTCCATAGGCTTCCTAACCACCTCATCATCTAAAGAACGTATGCTCTCCTACATGAAGGATTACTTTGAGCGTGGCATGATGGGCATCTTCAGCATGGACTTGCTAGAAGAAATGAAAGGCATCGTCCGTGAAAATGGATTCATAGGTGCACCTGGTAGAGGTAAGGATGACCGTGTAATAGCTGCTGCCTTGGCTACGATTGCGTGGGCAGAACAAGTACAACCTAGATTGATAGGTATGCGTCTGTCAAAAGAAATGTCACTCAAACAAGATGAGTACACCCCTGAACAACTGGCAGTTGGCAAAAACGTAAGCAATTATTTAAAGATGATAGGCGTGTACGGAGGTAAAGATGTTGCCTCTAGATAAGAAAACTCTTAAGAAAGAACTCAAACTGTTCCTTGATGACAAGGACAGGGGTATCTCTATTAAGAATTTCTGTGAGATAGCGGGCATATCTGACCGTTTGTTTATGTACATCATCAAAGAAAACAAACTACCCATGACTGAATCTGTCCAACGTGGTCTTAACAGAGCCTATATGCACTGGAAGGAAGGGCGGTTGCGGGTAATGAAGAAACATACCAACGAGACTTATCCTGATTACAGGAAAGAACCAGTTCCTGCTGTAATGCCAATGAGTAAGTTAGTAATGACCAACACGGGGTTTAAAGTACAAAACAAGCCTCTAAATAGGCATGATTACGCAAATTTCGACAATATTTTGTTAAAAACTTGAAAAAGGGGGTGATATGGCAGTGCTTAAAGACTATATGTGTACAGAACACGGTGTATTTGAATCTAGGGAGGCAAAATGCCCTATAAAGTTCTGTCAAGGGGATTTATCTGTTATTTTCTTGCAACCAGTAGGCATAAAGTCCGAAAACACTAAGAAAAACGATAAAAACCTTAAACAACTGGCTTTAGAGTTTGATATGACCGATATTAAGTCTACAAAGGCTGGTGAACACCAAACTGGGTACTTAAAACGCAAAAATAAACTATCTGACAAGGCTTTTGAGGAAGCTGGAGCTGCTATGGCTCAAAATCAGAAGCGTCAAGAGGAAGAAATGATTAAGCAACGTCTGAGTGGCGTAAACTGGGGTAATGGTGGTAATATCAACCTCAAATCCGTCATGGGTGGGCAGTTTAAACCCGTTGCTGACGAAGCCGTTAGCGTTTTACCCAAAAGTGTAGGACAATTTGTACCACCCAGACCTGGTGCAGGGAGTCAGGTTGACCATGAGGGACTTAAGATTAATTCAAGTTCGGAGTAACCATGAAAATACCAAAAGGGATGCTAGATAGAGATGAGTTCTTTAATGACATCATCTATAAATGCGAAGTCTCCCTTGCCTCTCGTAAAGTAGATTACGCTTCTTTACGTAACTGGTATCTCTTTGGTAACGGACCTGATGAAGCTCCTGCACTCTACAACAAAATATTTCCGCACCTAGACCAAGTTACTTCTTTCTTGTACTCTGCTGAGACAACAAGATTTAGTATTAACCTGGGTGCGTCTGTTCCAGAAGGTGAGCACACCAAGATTCCAGTCCTCACAAAAGCTCTTAACAACGAGTGGCTAAATAGCAACGCTGACCAAGTATTTTCTACGGCTACCACTTGGGCACTTGTTTACGGCACAA